CCCTTGACCTTCTCGCCGCCCTTCGGTCGGGCAACATCAGCCGCACCCAGGCGACGTGGCTCCTGTACCTTGCGGAGGAGGCCGCGCCGACCGTCGCCCGCCCCGATGCACACGGCGCCGAATTCGTCAAGCTGCGCGACGTGGTCAACACCATGCAGCAGCAGGCGAACGACGCCGCCGCCGATCGCGGCCGCAACGCCGGGAAGGTCACACTTCGTTTCGTCGGCGCGTCGGTGTCGGCGGTGATCCAGGGGCCGAACACCGGCTGCCTGTACGTCAAGGAGGGCGGTTCGTACATGGGCAAGATCGATCGTTCCGGCGTGTTCCGCCCCGCGTACGGTGTCGATGCCGCCCCGGTCGTCGAGGCCCTGCGCGCCGCGCAGGAAGACCCGACGGCGGCGGCCATCGCGTACGGCCGCGAAACCGGCACGTGCTCGTGTTGCGGTCGGGAGTTGACAAACGCCGATTCGATCGCCCTTGGAATCGGCCCGATCTGCCTCGATCGGCTCGGCGGCGCCTGGGGATGACGGATCCGGGGGCGCGTCACCCATCGCGCCCCATCATGCGCTACAGTGAGAGGACCGGGGCGAGATGCCCCACCGCCCGCCCCCGATGAACACCCTCGCCCCCACCGCCAACGTTTCCGCCATCCTCGCCGCCGCTGGCGTCGGCGTCGTCAAGAACCACGGCGGCACCGCCCGCACCTACCGGGTCTACCGCCCCGGCGCCACCGACGCCGAAATCATGAACCTCCGCCAGCTCCGCGCCCTGGCCGCCGAAATCATCGGCGAATGATCCGCGCCGGGGGCGGCGACGCCCCCACTCACAACCACCCCGCCCCGCCCCCGTCATGTCTCGCCCCGTCTTCTGCCTCACGACCATCCCGCAACGCATCGCCGCCGATCTGTGGTCGCCGACGCACGGCAGCCCGTTGGTATACATCACCCGCGCCAATCCATCGTCGCCGCCGCGTTACGACGTGCGCGTGCTCGACCCGAAACCGCTTGGCAGCGCGCCGATGGATCAGCCGCAATGGTTCCCCGAGCGGATCGTGTTCACCGGCACCCGCGTCGAAATCCTCGCCTGGGTGCGCGCCGGGCATCATCGCACCGACGCGCGCGCGATCGATCGAACCGCCGCCGCGTGACCCATTGCGCCCCATCATGCGCTACAATGATGGGGACCGCAGCACCCCGCCCCATGGCCACCGCCACCGAACACGCCACCGCCGAAGACTTCGCCCGTTGGGAGAACAAGGCGCGCACCATGACCGACGCCGAGCTGGTGTACGCGGCACGCGACGCCCGCGAAGCGGAAGCGCGGATGCGCGGGTGGAATCCCGTCAAGGAGGGATATTACAGCGACGAGGCATCGACGTATGGCGACGAACTGCGACGCCGCCGCGCGCGCGCATGACGCGCCAGGGACGTTACGAAATCTGACACACCGTCACCCATAACGCCCCATCGTGCCCTATGATGAGTGAACCGGGGGGAGACAACCCCGGCAGGCGCCACCCACGCGCCGACCCGCCCCAGCCGTCCGGGGCGACCACGCCGCAGCAGTCAGCGGCGACCCGCCCCCGGTAGTCGGGGGCACCCAACCACCCCCACCCCCGCCCCCGATGACCACCACGACCCGCCTCGTTTCCGCCACCCGCCACCTCCAGGGGATCGGCGCCGTTCATGCCATGCCAGCGGATGATCTGCGCCCCGGCGACGTGACGGTGTGGAATTACGGCTACACGGCCACGGTTGAGGCGATCGTGCGTCGCACCGCCGCGCAGGTGGTCGTTCGCATGATCGCCGACGACACCGGCAACGCGCATGAGCGCCGGATGGGTCGCGCGCGCCTGGTCGGCGTCACCGCCGCGACGTTCGCGAAATCGAAGCAGAATCCGCATGATGCGGCATGACGCCCCGCGATGCCCCATCATGCGCTACACTGAGCAAGTCCCGAGGGCCACCGGCCCGCCCCACCCCCGCCCCACCCGTGACGATCGAAACCACCCCCTACGAAATCAGCCACGGCCGTTCCCCGCGTGGTCGTGGTTGCTGGGCGTTCTGCCCGTTCCACCTCCGCAACGCAACGAACCGCCATGAGCACACGGCCATCAGCCCGCTCATGACGTTCACCGCCGCGAAGCGTTGGGCACGCCAACAGCCCGCCCTCGCCGCCGTCGGCGTGGTTGCGGTTCTCCCCTGATCGCGTCGCGATCATTCACGACGCCCCGCGATGCGGTACAGTCACTGCACGCGGGGCGCCACAACAAGCACACCCCCGCCCGTTCACTTCCATGGCTCCCCGTTCCACCCGTTCCACCAAGTCCGATCCCATGACCGACGAATCCAACCTGCCCGCCGCCACCCCTGACGCCGCCGAGGCCACCGGCGACGAATCCACCGGCGCCACCGCCACCACCGAAACCCTCACCCCCGAGGCCCAGGCCGCCGCCGACGCCGAGGCCGCCAAGATCGCCGAACGCAAGGCGTACGCCAAGGCCCGCCGCGAACGGATCAAGGCCGAACAGGAGGCCGCCGGTCTGGTGCTCAAGCGGGAATATACGACCGCCGACGGTTCCGTTTTCACGAACCGGAAGGACGCCGCGAAGCACATCGCCGTGCTCAAGTTTCGCGAACTCATCAGCAGCAATCCGCTCACTGACGCGAACGGTTACGCGGTCCCCGAGCAACACGTTTCCGATTGGCTGCACGCCAACCGGAAAGAGGTGCAGAGTTTCCTCCGCATGTTCAAGGACTGACCCGCGCGGTTCTTCACGCGGCCCCGTGCAATCACGCGGGGCCGCGCCTCATCCACCCCCGTTCTCCATCGTTCCCATGCCGTAAGCCGATGTCTCGCAAGGCCAACCCCGACCGACAACCGCACCCGAGCCGCCCGAAGGAATTGAGCATCAGCGCGCGATTCCCTCCCGAAATTTTCCAGCGCATTCACGCAATCGCCGCTGCCGATCATCGCAGCCTCAACTTCGTCGTGAATGAACTGGTACGCGTCGGCCTCGATCATCACGTGCCGTCTTGATCGACCCGGCCCAACTGAGCCGTGCCCAATCAGTTTCCACCTCGCCCGCAATCCGCAACATGCCCGCTGCACCCGCCGCCGCAACACCGGCGCCCCCCGCCCCACAGCCCGCCCTGGATCCGTCGCTCCTTCCCCCGAACGCCGGGCCGACATCGCAAGCCATCGCGGCACTCGATGGTGCGATCGTCGCCGCTCATGCGTCGTTCGGTCCGTTGTTCAAGGACGCCGAGAACACGTTCACCAAGACATCGTATCTGCCGCTCGATACGCTGCTCGATGACATCCGCCCCGCGCTTTACGCCCAGGGCATTTTCATCACGTCGTCTTTCGAGCTTGTGCGCGGCGGTTTCGTCATCACCACCACGCTGAGCCATTCGGGCGGCGGCTGGCGGAAATCGAGCTTTCCCGTCGGTGATCCGTCGAATCCGCAGAAGGCCGCGATTGCCGCGACGTACGGTCTTCGGGTGAACCTCTGCCAACTGCTCGCGATCGTCGGCCGCGACGACGACGGCAACGAATCGAGCAATCCCCCGGCCGCGTGGAACGGCGCCCCCGGCGCCCCCGCGCCGTATCCCCCGGCGGGCACGTATCCACCCCCGGCCGCGCCCCCGGCGGCCCCCGGTGCATGGCCCGCCCCTGGTCATCCGGTCCAAACGCCGCCCGCCACGTATCCGGCCCCGGCCGCACCCCCGGCGGGTGATCCGCACAGCAACGTGCTGCCGCCCGGCGCGTGGCAACAACCGGCCCCGGCCGCACCCCCCGCAACCCCTTACGTCTGATCGACATGAAGACCGCCGTTTCCTTTCTGCGACCGAGCACCAGCACGAATCCGAAAGCGTCCGCGCTGTACGGTCAACAATTCATCCCCGCGTCGCTGGTGATGGAGCTTTACCAGATGCTTCAAGCCGGGCAATATGATCCCGCCGATAGCGACAAGACCACCGGTGAACCGCGCTTCAAGCTGAGCCAGTCGTATTGGCGCGAAGACGGAAGCAAAGGGTACGTTCTCAGCGGACACCTTGAAGCACCGTCGGAAACCGCCGCGCGGAAGGCCGCACAACCGGCGGCCGCCCCGGCGGGTGGTGGGTGGGGCGCCCCTCCCGCACCGGCCGCCGCGCCCGCCTGGGGCGCCCCACCGCCGCCCGGTTACGGTCAGCCGCCGCAGGCCCCGCCCCCCGGTTACGGCACCCCCCCGGCGCCCCCGGCGGCCCCGTACCAACCGCCCGCACCGGCCCCGGCACCCGCGCCCGGCTGGGGCCAGCAACCGCCCGCCCCGGCACCCGCACCGGCGGCCCCCGGCTGGGGTGGCGGTGGTTGGGGGTGACGCACCGGCCGGGGTGCTCGATCGGGGCGCCCCGGCCCCCTGTGACGAAATGCAACCTGGCCCCCGTTCGTCACCCATCGCGGCCCATCGTGCCCTATGATGAGTGAACCGGGGGCCGCCGCGCCCCCACCGCCCCAGCCCCATGACCGCCCCCACCTACTACATCGTCGCCCCCGGAATCGCCATGGCGTTCTGGAACGACGGCGACGTGATGCGCGAAGCACCGCTGAAAAGCGACGGCACACCCGACATAGAGAAGGCCGAGGAAATCCCCGCTTCGACCATCATCGCCCTGCACGTCGAAACCGGCGTGAGCATGTTGGAGGACTACATCGAGAAGCGGATCAACGGCGACGCTTGATCCGCAACGGGGCCGCTATCGGCCCCACCCCTTCACCCCGCCCCGTCATGCCCGAAATCGACTACCCACTGCCGACGGTTCACCTCAACGGAACCGGACGCGAAACACTGCACAACGATTACAGCCGCGCGCAAGATACCGTCGAAGCGGCAATCCAAGCCGTCGCCGAAATCGAATTCAACGCGCGCGACTATTACGTGCAAACTGATCCCGACGCGTACAACAAAGCGCGCGCCAAGCGAACCGAAATGCTCGACAAGTTGCGCGAGGTTGACGCATACCTCCTTGCCCACTTGTACGCGATCGAATGACCACCCGCCCCTACGGTTTCACCCTCACCGGAACGCTCGGCCATTCGTGGAGCGGCATTCAGCACGCAACGACGCGCGCCGCTGCGCTTCATGCGTTGCGCGAAACCGGCGGTCGCGTGCTCATGTTGACCATGGCACTTCGCCCCGAGCAGGTGAAGGAATGGATCATCGCCGCCGCCGACGGTCCGATCGATCGCGAAACCGCCCGGCACGTGCTCGACGGCACCTATAACGAAATGCAACGCGCCGCGCATCAACGACGCGCAACGGGTGACGATGCGCTACGATGAGTGAGTCGAGGGGCAGAACGCCCCGCACCCCCGCCCCAGATCGATGACCATCACCGCCCCCGCCCGTCACAACCGCCCCACCGAATACGAAATCGCGTGGGAAAAGCCGAACGGTCAGCGCGGCGTTTTCGATCATTCCGCCCGCCGCACGAAAGGCGCGCTGCTCATGGCGGCAACCACGATCAGCCGGTTCATCATCGACAACGCCACCGATCCCGACGCCATCCCCACCTACGACCGTCGCACCGGCTGGGATTTCGGCGGCGTCCGCGTTTTCTTCACCGGCGGAACCGCCGCCCACCCCACCGCCCCGCAACAATGACCGACGACGCATTCGGGCCGCTGTTCAGTTACCGGGACGGCGGCCCCGGTTTCCAGTCGCGAAGCGAAACCAGCCGCGAAGCAGCCGGGTCCGTCGAAAGCAATACGGCCACACTTCGCCGGATGGTCTACAACGCCGTCCTGCGATCGATGCCCGACGGCCGAACATGCGACGAGTTGCAAGTCGAACTCAACATGCTGGCGCAAACATGCTCGGCGCGATGCACCGAACTCAAGCGGATGGGCAGCCTATACGAAGCGCGCGTCGAAGGGAAATTGCTCAAGCGTCCGACTCGCAGCGGCCGCAATGCTGCCGTATTGTACGCGTCACCCGTGCCTGCGATCGAATGACCGGCCCCGCAATCAACCTGCTCCCCGCGCGCCAAGATATTCTCTTTGACGAAACCGAACACCGCTACTCGTTGTGGTCGCCGCGTCGGCAATCATGGATGCACCCGGCGAGCACCAGCCAAGTTTTAGCGGCCGCTGGCGCCAAGGGATTCGACAATACGTTCTGGCGCAAGTCGTTGATGACAAAGCACGGAATGACGTTTGCCGAGGCAGAACTCTACATGGAGTTGCATCGCAACAACCGCGCGCACGTCGGAACCGAATTGCATGGCTTGATCCGCGCCGAATTGCTCGGCGGTTCATTCACCCCGAAACAAGCCGAATCGCTAATGCTGTTGTCAGTGTGGCGACGCGAATTTCTGCCGCGCATTAGCGACGTGATTCTGTGCGAGGCGCCGCTTGCAAGCGGACAATACTTTTTCACCGGCACGCCGGACCTGTTCGCGAAAATCGACGGGCTTTGGATGACTGCCGACTGGAAAAGTAAAGTGAGCGAGGAAAAAGCAAAACCGGACAAAGCGTGGCCGTTGCAGCTTGGTGGATACGATTTGCTGGTGTTCGATAATTTCGGCATCGTGTCATCCGGCGCCATGAATTTGATGATCTGGCAGAACGGATGCGAAGACGTTTTCTACAACCGCGCCGACGTTGATATTTCTCGGTCTACGTTTATCGGTTGCCTCGCGTGGAGTCATTTTGTGCGCGGCATGGCGGGGTGCGTCGAACATCAAGGCGCGTTGCTCCATTTGCTTTCCATTCACCCGGAAGCGTTTGAGCTTGCGAAACCGCCGTCAGGATGCACCATCGACGCGGCCCTGGCGATCGTCGCGCCGTTCCGTGGAGTGTGACGATATGTAACCTGGCCCGTGCCGGTGGTGCGCCATGGGTGACGATGCCCTATGATGAGTGAGCACCGGGGCAGACCGCCCCACACACCGGCCCCGAGGCCGTCCCGTTCATGAACCTCATCTCTTGCGATGAAGTCGGCCGCCGCGTCCTCGGCTTCACCGTCAACGGCAAGCCGATGGCGATCGAGGAGGTGCAGCACCTGCCCGAAATTGTGTGGGCGTCGGCCGTCGAACTGCTGGTCTGGTTGTCCCGCACACCCGGTTACTGGGGCGCCCACGCCACGTCCGCGACGTTCCGTGTCTGGGACGCCACCCGCCAGGCGGTGATCGATCTGACGGTTCCCCGCAAGGGCACCGAAACCCCGATCGATCGCGACGACCTGCTCGCCGCGTGATCCGCACCGGGGGCCGCCATCGGCCCCCACCACTCCACCGCCACATCGCTCCGAATCCATGCCCGAATCCCCCGAACGTTCATCGCGCGTCTTGTCGCCCGATTACGTGCCCGAACCGTGCCGCCACCTTGGCGACGGTGTCTACGCCACCTACGACGGATACGGCATCGAGCTTCGCGTCAACGATCACCGGTCGCCGCAGGTTGCCTACCTTGAACCGCAAGTTGTTCATGCGTTGTCGCGTTTTCTGATCGATCATCAAACGTACGTCGCGGAGTCTGCATCATGACGAATCCCCGCGCGCGCTACATCATCGAAGCGCGCAATGGTCCGCACCTTGCATCAAACGACGAACGCGAAGATCGCTATGCGCGGCATCCCTACCTGCGGAGCAAGCCGACGTTTTCGATCGACGAACTCTGCCACTGGGTTTCGTTTGGCGAGGGGCGCAATTCACCTTGCGGTCCATCCGAAACGTTCGCATTCCTCAAGGTGATTGGCTTACCGGCCAGGGAGAAGACATGGTGATGGAACGTATCACTCACGAAGGGCTGGTCGTTACCGACGGCCAGAATCAATTCCTCATCAAGAACGGTCGTCGCGTTTGGCTGAGCGATCCGCCGCCCGCATTGCGCCGGGAATTGCTGGTCGAAGCCGAACGACTCGCCGTATCCCAATCCATCCGCTCGGAATTCCCGACGCTTCATCAATGAACATCTTGATTCTTCTCGTCGCCGTGTTCGGCCTGGCGATTGCCAACGTTCTCCCCGATCCGCCGAAGTTTGAGCATCGCGTCATCGATTGCACGCTTCCAGGGATTGAGTGCCGTGACTCGTAATCGTCGGCTGCTCATCACGATGGCGGTTCTGTTCGCCGTCGAGATATGCACAACCACTTTCGCCGCTGGCGAAATCATCCACCTTCTTTCCCGTCCATGACGTTCACTCCTTCGCTTTCGCAATCGCGCCCCCGGCGTACTGTTTACGTTTTGCGTGATTCCGAAAATCGCTGCCTCATCGACACGCAATCGCGAAACGGCCCAATGTTCTCGGATTCGCCTGTTGTCGCCCTTCGCCATAACATGGCCTGGCTATCGAAAGAAGTCGCATTCGATCGCCTCAAGGCTTACGCAGTGAACTGCAAGAAGGGGCCGCCGGTCAGAGTTGACGCCGTCGAAATGATTCTTGCTTCCAGCGGGTGGGAGGTGGCGCCGTGAAGTATTACGAAGTGCCCGCGATGTCGGACGTTCCGTCAACGCGCCCCGAATCGCTTCCCGATCATATCGCGTATCGATGCGCGACGACGAGTCGCGTTCGGATCGATCGGCTGCCGACGACGCTTGAGGAAATCCGCGAATGCGGCGACGCACTCGCAGTTCTTTACGCGAAACAAGAGGAATCGTCATGATCTGCCACAACGCGCACACGCTGGGGAACGCTATGTCGATGGGGCTGCTGATCGGCTTCTTCCTTGGTGCATTCGTCGCCGGGTGGGTGAAGCGATGAGCCAACCTTGCATTCCTGCCGGTCATCGGTTGTTTCATCTTACGGTTAGCAAGACATGGACGGCCGAAATAGAATTGCTCGTTGCTGCCGCGTCGATTGATTCGGCAAAAGCGTTAGCTCGTCGCCGCGCGAAACTTGACACGTGGGACGCGGACGCCGAAGATACCGAAATCGAATCAGTCGCCGAGGTTCCGCTCGCCACGGTCAAGGAATGGGAGGATGTCGATATGGCGCCCGATATTGACGCAATCGCGTATGTTGAACAGCCGCCAGGAAGCCCGAACGCCGAGAAAATTGACGCCGAAGAATTGATCCGACTTCTTCTCGTCGGCGTCGATGATCGCTTGGAGCAGTTGCGCCTAGCGACGATTGAGCACAACAACGGCCAGATTCCCCTCCCCCTTTCATCCGATGTCGCGCCTTAACGAAGTTGAAACGCTCAAAATGCGCCAGCGCGTGCATGACCTGAAAGAAGCAAATCCGAAGATGTCGATTCGCGAAATGCAGCGCACGCTCGATCTTTCCTACGCGAGCCTCAAAGATTGGTTGACGCGACCACGGCCGACCGATGATGAAATCGCCGCGCGTATCCATGGCCTGGCAAATCGTCCGGTTGACCAGACCGGACAGGTGCCGCTCAAGTTGCGACTTGAGCCAGAAAATTACGCGCGTCTTCGCCGCGAAATGGATACACAGGGGGCCGCCATGAATCGCATCATGAATTGCGCGCTTCTGTTGTATCTTGATTGCATGGATCGCGCGCGCTGCGAAAGCAGCGAACCTGTCAACATCATGGGATACCGAGCATGAGCGACCGACTCAAAGAACGCGCCAAAGCAGAACAGCTTGATTGCGCTTATCGTGCAATGAAACGCGCGATGGAATTACTCCCGTCGGAGACACCGGACCGCGAGCAGGCATTGCTATTCGCGGCCGATGAAATCCGTCGGACTGTCACTTATCTCAGGCGCCACAAATGAACCGCATTCGTTACACTTTCGTTTTTCCCCTCGTTTTGATTTGCGCCCATGGGCAACCGGCCCGAGCCGACGCCCCGCGCATCCCCTCCGGACCGGCCCCGGCCATCACCGAGCGACTGGCCCCCGGCGACCCGCTCGGCTACCGGGCCGCCACCATCCCCACGCCGCCCGGCGGGGCCGCACCGGGGCGCCTGTTCGATCGGCCGGTGTCGGGGCAGGGGATCGTCACCGGGCCGCCGCTGCTGGCCGCGTGGCGGGGCGCCCCCGAGGGGACGACCGTGAGGGGCCTCGACGGCCCCGGCGGGTGGTACAGGCCCGGCGGTGGGGGCGGTGGCGGTTCCACCGGGGGCGGTGGCGGCGGTTCCGGTGGCGGCGGGGAGCACGGGGGCGGCAATCCGCCACACCATGACCCAACCGACGACCCGGACGTGCCGGGGCCGCTGGGGGTGGGTGCCGTCGCGGCCGCCTGGGGGTGGTCGCGACGGATCCGCCGTCGGATCGGTTGACCCGTTACGGCTTCGGCAACGTCCCGAAGCCGTAATCCACGTAGAGCCGTTGCGGGTCATCGGCCCGCAACCACCCTACCAGCCGCTTGAGGTCGGCGACGGAACGGATACCGACACACGCTGCCGTGCCCGGCGCATACGTCGCGTTTTCGTCGAGGTGAATTCCGAGCGCCGAACGTTGCGTCGATCCGGGGCCGATGTATTCAATGCCGACCCACACCGGCCCCAAGCCTTCGCCCCACGTTCCGGTGTAATTGTCCTTGCCGTTCTTGAACTCAATCGGCCCGATGGAGTAGACACCTTCCGGCAGCGGTTCCATCGACTTCGCTTTGCTTTCTTTCCCCTTGCGGAACGCTTGATTTTTCGGGCCGCCACTGACGACCGGCATTTGATCCATCGCGATCCCATCTTTCACCCGCTCAAGGCGAAGAATCACCAGCCCGCCATCGGTCATCCCGGTTTTCGTCAACCGAAGATGCGGCGGAATTTTGCGAGCGGGCGCGGATTGCGGAACCGGCAGTTTCAATGGTGGAAGCGTTTTGCCCGCCAATCGAGCACGCACTTTCTCCAACGTTGCGCGCACTTCCGTTACGTCGCCTTTCGCGCGATTGCCAGCGCTGTCTCCATCATACGCGCCGCGCCCATTCGGCAGCGGCAATGATGCCCATTCTAGCGCAAGATCGGTTTGCGCTTGATCGAGCGTCGCGTTTTTGCCGAGCAGGTAGTCACGAAGGCGCGGGCGTTTGCCGCCGAGAATCAGAATGATTGCCAGCCAGTCCTGGGTTTCTTCGTTGAAAATTTCGCGCCCTGAGAAGCCCGCGCCAAGCACTGCAATCCGCAACGTCTCAGGAACGAATTGATAGCGGCCAACCGCAAAAATTCCGCCGCGTTGAAGATCCTGCACCTGCGCGATCGTCAACGCCGTCAGGCCGGGACGCCCGCCGGGCGTGTCACCCGCAACGCCGCGATTGACGCTGCTGTAATTGCCCTCGCCGCGACCGATCAAATCCAGCAGCGGTCGCAACGCGTCGTAGAGGTTCACCGCCACCGGCGAAGACGTGCCCGCGCTTGTCCACAACGCCCGCAAATCGCCGCCGTCCTGCAACGCCCCCGGCTCGTGCTTCGCCACCCGATCGAGCACCGCTTGGAACCACCGGCGATGAGCAGCATTCGTCGGATCGTAATTGCTGACGTAATTCCCGAGCGGAATAGTCTTAGGGGCCTGGGTCATCTTTCCTGAGAACGTTCGTGATTAAGGCTATCGCATTCACTCCGAGTTGAGTCCACCGCTCGGCCGCGTTATTTGCGATCGGGATGCAAGCCTCGCCGCCTTTGTTTTCGGCGCAAACGAGATAAGCGTGAGTGAAAAGAATGGCGCCGCCAGAAAGGCCAACGGCCATCATAGACAAGAGCGCGGTTAGCAGGTGTTTGTTGCTCATGGTCGTGGCGCGACTTGCGCGGGCGGCGCCAGTTGCTGTTCGGCCGCGTGAAACGCGCGCTCAATTCGCGGCATGATGAATGGTGAAATGAACGCGGCGGCCAGGCAAATGCCCGCCCATTTTGCGGCGGTAAGCTCCATTGCGAGGATCCGCTTTTCAATCGCGTCAAGATCAGCCTTGGCCGTCGATTTTGCCTTCTCGACTTCCTCGCGCCGCGCGGCGTTCTGTTCGATCACACCGACGCGAGTAAATAGTCCGTTGATTTCTTCGCGCCGTTGCGACATCAGCAACGCGAGAGCATTCAGCGATCCCTTCAATTCGCCGATCTGAAACAGAATCTCACCATGGGTCGGCTCACGCTCAGGCATGGCGGATTGAAGGGGCAGTCGATCTGAGCTTAACACCGCTTCATCATCCACGGGAATACCTCATGCGGCTATACCAGAACCGACATATTGCAGCCTGACAACAATATCGTGACGCCCGCCTTTGCGGTGACGTTCTTCTGGCGCACCCGCGTATTTCCATCGGCCAATGATTGGCACGATGTCGGAATCGGTAGAATGCCCTTGCCAGATAATCGGCGGAAGTTGAAAGCTGACGTGCCCGCCGCTTTGTCCGCGATAATGCTCGCGAATTTGCTCCAGCACGGAATCACTTCGCCGCAGAAAAGTGATCGTCAGATCATGATCGACAGCCTCCGCTCCGTGGTTGAAACGAACCTCGTCACCGTTGAAACTTGCGGCGGTCGTTGTGGGGAAATCCCCCATATCGAACGACCGATCGCTAGGCTCGATTGCCGGGAATACTTCCATGGCTTAGTTCGTCCCGACCGTTGCGAGTCCCAGCGAATTCCACTGAATCAGAAACTGGTCGCCATCACCCGCCACGAGCGGAAAATTGCCGAAGCTGATATGCCATGCGGGCGGATCGTCGGCGTCGGTGTCGTTGAACACCAGACCCGCAATTGCCGAAAGCTCACCACCCGACGCGGTCCATATCACGTCCTCGCCGTCAAGTTTGCAGCCATTTGTGGCAATGATGGTTGCGACCAGCCCTTCAATCACTTTCGCGTTTTGCGTGTAGCCGTTCGCGGTGGGAAGTTGCGTCGCGCCCACCTCAGCCGCTGCCTTGGTTGTCGCGGCCGGGATGAACGGGAGAACGCTGTAAAGGTTCACCTTGTAAGTGTCGCCGATCGCATTTGCTCCCGAGAAGTATCGAGAGGCGGTGTGATTGTATGGGCGGAAAGTGATTGCCATCGTCTTACGTTAGCTCGATCCAAGTACCAGGATCGCCGCTCGCCGTGCAGATGTAGGCAACGCTATCCCACAGCGCAATCTCGCCGCGAACGGATGCACCGAAATCAGGCTCAGGCGTGGCGCCGATTGCCGTTGTCGTCGATTGCAGCGTTTCGGTTGTTGCGATGTCTGGCAATGTTACCAACGCCTGCACTTCCGTGTAGGTTGTATTGTCGTTAGATCCAGAAAGCCGAAACGTCTTGAGCTGCTCAGAAGTATTGTTCCACGTCGCGCCTCTGATACCCGCAACCGCCTTCGCGCTCCCAAGATCCGCCGTGATGTATTGAGTCGAACCGGGCGTGAGTTGAATGGCCCCGTAGTAAACGCCAGGGTTGAAAGACGAGTTTTCGTCAAGGTAGGAAATGTTGCCCGCGCCGGATGTCATGCTGGAGCTGAACGTCGCGGAAATGATCGCGTCGCCCGAATCGCGCAACTGTAAGCCACCCAGCGCCAGCGGATTGCCGCCGGGGGTGGTGATGTTGGAGAACCGCCAATAGCGCCATACGTTCGCATCGGGAACGTCACCCACCAGCCGGGTGGGGAGATTCTTCGGCGTCGGGAATACTCTCATGAGATGTCTTCGTAAGTGATCGTAAGATCAATTTTCGATGCCGTCGGGCAACGTGCGTAGATCGCGTCGTCTTCTTCCAGGTAAAAGTATTCTTCCTTCGTCACTAGCACCGCCGTCGAAGCCGCCGCGATCGAAACGTCTTTCGCGATGTAGCGATGAACGCCGCCGCGAAACAATGAAACGTCAACCGTGAAAGCGGCCGCGTTATCTATGTTCGCCGCGCGAATCGTATTAACTTTGAGCACCTTCCCGCTGCTCGCGCCATTTGCCAACGCCGAAGCAAGCGTCGTCGTGCAAGCGTACCCGGCCGTTTTCCCGGTGATCGTTGTAGGTGCTCGGAGGTTCGGGGCGGCCATTCGTTATCTCAATCTGCCCACCAGTCTACCTGAAAGTCCCGCTCCCACCCGTAATTTTGAGCAGCCCAATTCCCAAAGTACGAAGAAACGATTTGTACGTTTGGCGCGTGTGAGGTGAGTCGCCAACGGAAACGCGGAACGTTTATCGCGGGCAAGACGGGTGACGAGCGAAGATCGACCGTAACATCGTGGCGATTACTTGGCGCGCCGCCGGGAAGCGGAATGTCGATAACGGCTGGCTTCGCCACGTAAGCCCATAGGTTGCCGACCGGCGTAAAGTCGGGCGGAAAATCCATCCCACTAAAAATTTCGTCGGGGACCGGGAATGATGCAAACCTGCCAAGCTGCCCGCGATAATGCGCGATGATTTCCAGCATGTCAGCCGTTGGAAGCGCCGGGAAAAACAAGCGCACTTGCGCGCCGGTCTTTATGTTGGAATGCTTAACGCGCGTTTGCTTGCCGCTGTAAGTGCGATGCGTTGTGAATACGGATCGCTCCGGCAGATAGGTGCGATCGGCTGGGATGTACGTAGGAAAAATTGCCGTCATCACCACTTACCAATGGGGCACTTTGCGCGCGGGAGAAGCACCTTCACGCGGATGAAGCAGCCGCACTTGTCGCAGCGATCAAGTCGCGGCAATCGCCAATGACATTTTGCGCAAATTGCGCGGCGTTGAGCTGCATCGGGGGACGGAGTGAAGTTCATCGCTACAACAACGTGAGGCCGGAAAGACCGCGAGAAAGGAAGCCGGACGCGTACGAGCCGACAGACTCCGGTCCGACAACAATGCTAAAGCTTGCCGAGCCGAGATAGGCGTCTGTTGTCGAACCATCAGCTTTCACAAGCTGAATGAGAATTCCGGTTCCAGGTATCGCGCCGCCGCCATTTGCGCTGCCGCACGTTTGCGACTGGAAACTGCTTCCTCTGGCGACACGGAATCCGACACCGAATCCGAAAACCGAATCAGAGAAACTATCGGAAGATCCGGGGACCACCTCTGAGCCGTCGGTGCAAGAATTGAGTCCTTGCGAGTTGTTCGTGATCGTGAAGGTTGCGCCGATAGAACGGTCAGAACCACCGCCGCCGAAGTCAACGGGCGGAACATCAATCGGCGGCGGTTCGCAGCCGGGGCCGCTACCTTCCTCAACGCAAATGATCCGAACTGACAACGATCCGCCCGCGTCGATGAGGCCGACAGTGTAACCTTCGCTTTCTTCGCCGTTGATTGGCTGGCCGTCGCGATACCAGATGACTTGGTATTCTTCGCAATCCGCGCACCCGACCGGTGCGGTAAGGGTGTCGCCGGGAACCGGGCCGCCGGGTGACGCGCCGCCGATTTCCGGCGTGTCCTGGCGATCGGTTCCGCCGTCGCCTTCGCCGCCGCCGCCGCCTTCTTCGCCGCCGCCATCACCCTCGCTGCCACCGCCGCCGCCGCCGTCGCCGCCGGTGAAGCCGTCGCCTTCCGAACCGCTGCCGAAACTGCCGTCGGGGATGTCTACGTCGAACGCGTCATCGTCCGGCAATTCCCACTCACTTGGATCGAGGCTATCATCCGGCGGAACCGTCGTATCGTCGTCGGCGTTGACATCGCAACTGGTCCCACTTTTGCCGGTGGGCAGGATGACGCCGCCGCCGGTTGCCGCGACAATATCGAGCGCGACCAGGCTTCGCCCTTCCTCGTCAACGGGGAAATGAATAAGGTTGAACGTCACCTCGCCGTCTTCCGCGCGGCGCATCCGCTCAATTTCGTAAAGGAATCGATGCTCGCCGACCGGCCCAACGTTCGGAACGATCGGCATCACGACTTGCACGATTTGCCCTTGATACACCTGGCCGCGATAATCTTGAGGCTTCGCGCGAAAAGTCAACGTATGGGAAATGTAGCGCCGTCGGGCGATAATATTTGCACCGGATTTGACGACGTGATTTTCGGATGCGGCAAATTCGGATAGATCGTGCTGCTCATACGGCCCATCAAGTGCGCGCCCCGCGTAGCGAACTTCTGTCGTGCGAATGATGCCGATGTCGTCTTCCGGCTGCTGTCGCCACAGCATTAACGCGCAGAATGGCTTGCGATCGGCAAGCGGAATCCACGTCAGATCGAACGTTTCTTCTTTGATGTTGTCGCGGTTAAACACCCATACCGGAGTGATCGGGCTGGTATCAATTTCGTTGTTTGCGTCAACCGGCAGCGATGGGCGAAGGCCAACCTTCCCGCCGCGTTTTGATTTGCTCAGCAAAAAATAACGCGCGTGCGCTGCGAGCCAATCCTCAAAATTTGCGGACGACGCGAGTTCGCCGTTGAACCACAATCCTGCTTTATCGGTAAAGTCGGCGGCCGCCGTGAATGCCTCCACGTCGATCATCGGCTCAGGCACGCGTCCCGTTTTCCGCAATAGCCACAGCGCAAGATCCGCTGCGTTATTGCTCGGTCCTTCGGCATCGTCGAGCAAACGCGTGACGTACATTCCGCCACGGATGAATATATGGATTTGCCGGTCCCATCGAGTGTCGCCATTCGGGACGTTTTCGATCACATAGGATCCGGTCGTCATCCCCTCGTAGGTGCCGCCGGTGCCGCAGTAATAGGGGCATTCCGGTTTAGCGAAACCAGCACGCGGAACGATGAAGTTACCGGGCACCCACGGGCCAGCGCGTCGGCTATACGTTTGCGTTAGGGTGCCGACGCGACATGAACGCTGGAAAACATCGCGTACTTGAATTCCGTCGATTTCGCCTTCGCTGATAACGACGTGATAGGACGCAGTGACTTCGTTCGCTAAATTATTCTCAAAGCGCGCTTCCGTTGCACCAGGCGAAACCAGCACCCCGCCGATGTCGCCCACGCGGCGGCAGAACACTACCGGGATAACATCGCCGATCGTGATCGATCGTTGCGCCACGTCGAGCGGATCGGTCCCGTTTGCCGCACCTTCTTCCAGCGGCGTGCCGATCAGTTGCTGCTGATAAAGCAGCGTCGAAAAAGGATCAGAGCCGAAGATCGTCATAACCTACACGGCACCCCGATGAGTCGCGTCGTGAATTTGCGCGGTGGCACTTGCGAACCGATGGGCGATAAGCTCGATCCAAGTTCAATCGAAACTTGCTCCGTGTTTCTGCCGCCGCCGACAATTTCGCCGACGTATGAAGTAATCAATTCTTGAAGGTTTTGCGGTTCGTCGTCGCCAAGAAGCGAATCGAATTCGTAAATCCGAATTTCGACCAGGCGTGCGTTTCGGATTGCATCATTAACGGCATCGATGATCGTCGGCGTCGCGGGCAACTCGACCGGGACGCCGCCCTCATCGCCGGTCTGCCCATCCGTCAACGCGTCAACGTCAAACTGTTGATACTGCCACCGCTCGGAATCGACCTCAACGGTTTTGTTGATATAGTACGATTGCCAGCGTTGATACGTTCCGCCTTCGTCGAAAATGCGAAGGTAGCGTGATTGCGCCCTGGCCATATCAACGCGACCCCGTCATGTATCGGCCGCCGGGCGTGCGGATCACCCGCAGAATTTGTTCGGCGGTTTGTCGTGCCAACCGTTCGCCGTCTTGGCGGGTCATCCATTGCTGGCCCGATTGATCCTGCATGATAGGACCGGTCGTGAGGTTGAGCGACAACGACACCGGGCCGCCGCCACCCCCGCCCCCGGACGTGCTGGACCCCGACGGGATGGCCGATGCACCGCGACGACCGGCCAGGATGTTGTTCGCAAAACCGATTGCTTTTTCTTCCGGCACCGCGTACTCACGGCGGCTCGCGTTGTCGCCGAGCATCGCGACCGTCGGCCCCTCAACAAAGCCGCCTTTCGCGAATCGAGGAATTCGGTTGATCGTCGGAAGATCGGGGCCGGGAAGTCGGTTGAATGCGCGGATGAGGAAGTTAATCGCGTCAACCGCGCCGTTGATTTTCGACCCGATCCAGTTAAACATTGCGGTGAGGATGGCGCGCACCGCCGCCGAGATTCCATTGCCGATCGCCATACCAATAGCCCGCACGCCAGCACCGATTCGGCCAGGCATTGCGATGATCTGCGAAACAAGCCAACTGAGAACGCCCGCGACAACTTCACGCGCGAAGCGGAATCCGGCGGCGGTCGCTTTTTTGATTCCATCCATGAGCATGTTCCAGCCCTTGAGAATCATGTCGCTATCGCCCGCGAGAAAACCTTGAATGATGACGAGCGCGCCCCTCCACGCTTCAACGATCCCGGCAAGTCCAGCGGTGATCGACTCGCGCAACCACGCGAAACGATCCCACGCCAACTTGAACGCGACGCCGATTCCGATCACCGCTGCAACGACCGCCGCGATGGGGCCGAGCGTGGCAACGCCAATCGTCGAGATAAGCGTGATGGTCGCCATGATGAACGGCGCCGCGAGAACAAATGCCGCGCCCAGGGCGGTGACGCCGACGACGACGGATGTTATGGCGGGATTCGCTTGAGCGAATCGCAGCAATCCCGACACGGCCGGAGTGACAGCCGCAATCAACATCGTTAGCGCCGGAATGACCGATGCGCCAATCGTGATCGCCAACGCGTCGAAATTGTTCTTGGCGAGTTGCAGTGCGTTGGCAGTAGTTTGCGAACGCGTTTCGTATTCTTTCGCCATCGATCCCGCGTATTTCGTTTTATCGGCAACAAGGCCCAGCGCATTTTCCAGCGCGCTGAGGTTGTTAATCATCGGCGAAAGTCCGCGCGCTTCGTCGCCGAATAAATCGGAAATGACGCTGATTT